TGGACTATTACTCCAGACAGTTACAGTTCCCTTAAGTTTGCGCGTAGGTTTTGACATACTCAAACATTAGCAGAAAAGGTAAACCCCCGAGCCTACGCACTCGGGGGTCTACCAGTCTAAAACAAGGTTTAGCTTGCGCCACCCTTGAAGTAACCGATGTGTGTTGCGTGAGTCAATCCACCATCTAGACGGATTAGGCCACGATACGCAGTCACATCAGTGTTAAACGCAAAGTCTGTAGACTGTGCGACCTGGATGCCACCAGCAACGCGAACCTTGAATGATGGCAAGTGACCGAATAGTACAGATTTCGTGCCTGTGCCAACGGCGGCCACGTTTGGATTCTCGAATACCTGATAACCGAGCAATGATGCTGGCTGGCCAGGTACGGCTGAATCTGACCAAATGTAAGCGCCTGATCCATCCTTGAGCTTGCGAGCAGCAGCGATACCGCTCTTAGCCATCATGAAACCGAGTCCAGGTAGAACGCGTGCGCCATCTGCAATTCCGTAAACCAAGTCAATTAGGTTTTCGTAAGTTGCAGCACCACCGACACCAGTGCCACCAGTTACAACTGAACCAGCAGCTGCAGAGAGCTTGGTAGTTAGAACTGAGTTAGCCTGTAGGCCGAGTGAAGTACCGAGCTGCTGAGCGATGTAGCTTGAGATGTCGAATCCGGCATCAGTAACTAGCTCGTTAGCAACATTGACGATTGCGCCGTACTTCTCAGCACCAAGAGTGATGCTTGAGAAAGTTGGGTTTGATTCTGCAACAGTGCCACCTGCAGCGACTGAACCAGCCGATGAAGTAGCGGTGACTGTCGGCAAAATCAACGATTCGCCGCTGGCCGTATTAAATACCTCAGAGGTAGTTAGCATCGGGCCAATCAACTGAGCAATCTCAAACACCTGGTCATAGAACGCAGTCGGAACTGTGTTTGATGATGGTACTAGCGGTGCGCGGGTCTCACGCTTGAATTCGTGTGAACGCATTTCGCCCATAGCAATCGAACGCAGAATGTCTGCATCGGTAGATGCCTTTGCAACTTCTGGTGCGAATGAACCGGCAGCCTGAGCAGCCTCAGCCGAACGCTGAGCTACCTTTTCAGCAGTAGCAATAGCAGCATCGCGCTGCTCAATGTCTGCCTCTAGGCGGTCAATCTTTTGTAGGTCTTCAGCAGTTAGTCCGCGCTTTTCAGACTCAGCAAGGTCAATGACCTCACGCATCTGAGCAACTAGGTTGTTACGAACCTCTGCCTGACCCTTGATAAATTCAGACATAATGTCCTCTTTCAGAATAGGGAATAAACGGAATTTTCTGCCGCGCTAACGCTGAACAGAGTTGGCCGCGCTAACGCTGAACCTAAGTAAAAGTTTAGCCACCGCAATATAACAGCGGAAAGAAAAACCCTCTCGGCAAAAGGGTAAAAAGCCGAGAGGGTAAAACTCGAATTATTAGCGAGTTTCTTTGGCCTCAGTAACCCGAACTTCTTTAGCCGGTACTGAAGAACCTTTTATGTCTTTCACTAGATCGGCAATCGCGCCAACTTCAGGCGCACCAGCAACCTCATTGATTACCTTTACAGCAATCTCAATTTCTTCTTTTGTGAACATCACATTTCCTTTAGTAGTAGATCGAGTTTCTTCTTCTTCAGCGCGAGTATGTCGCCCTGCACTTCTTGCACTTCTTCGGTCTTAGTAAGTTTTGCCACAACATCGGTAATGAGTGTCGCGTGGCTTTCTTCTAATTCCTCGCCTGACTCAAGGCGCATGAGAGCATCAGCCAACTGATCGGCATCGATGCCGGTAGATGCTGAGCGAACCGAGATTGTGCCAGCGGTAGCGGTATATGCCGGCCACGAAACCACACTCGTCTCGAAAAGTCTGACCGCCTCAAGAGTGCGAACCTCACCATTTGATGACCACGAATCCTTGATGACCGAGAAACCGAAACTCATCGAGTCAATCGTTTTCGAGCGAATCAGCTCGGCAACATCGCGGCCTCGAGTTGTGTTGGCTAGGGTAGCCTCAACGCGCAAACCAATCTCATCTTCAGTTAGGCGCAGCGTGCCACCGCGAACAGATGCCAACGGCTCACCAGCATCGTGATTCCACAACAGTTTGACCTCATTGCGCGACTGCAACGAACGCTTGAACGCACCAGGCGCGATACGCTCGATGAACGGCAACGGCTCAGAGTCCGAATTGAAAACCGCAGCATAACCGGTAAACGACATGCCATCAGCGGTTTCGCGAATCTCAAAATCGGTAGCGTGAATGCGCTGCTCTTGCTTACTAGTAGAACGGCCCTCAGACTCGCCACCCTCAAGCTGTGCTTTGATGCGAAACGCAACATCGACCCACTTTGAACGAACATCTGCAGTCATAGTTTCTCTTTCTTCATCTGCCCTAATTCTAGCAACCACGCTCTCGGCGTAAGCCAAAGTGCGCTCGGCTGCACGCTTAGATGGGCCTGAACCCCAAAGCAAATGTGCAACCACACCAGCACTCGGATAGTTATCTGAACTCGGGTCTGCATCCGGTGAATCCAAGTCGCCCAAGTGTCGAGCGATCCAGGCAGCGATGCGAATCCACTTATCATCAGACACAGTGCCAGCGGCCATCTGCCTAGCCTCATCAACTGTGCGATCTACCAAACCATCGCCAGCCAAACCATCGGCGTAATACTCGAGGCCACGCCTAGCAGCCGCACGCATGTAAGCCGGCGCATCCTGATTTACTGCACGCTCATCAAGCTCATCTTCATCGCCAAAAACTTCTGGCTCAGCAATGCGAGTCAAATCGGCAACAGGCACAGTGCTAATCAAAACCGATTCCACAAAGAAACCGCCCATATCTTCATAAATCTTTACCTGAGCAGTTTCGCCATCAACCGAATAAATCTCACCAGTCAAAGTTTCGCCATCAACAACCCAAGTCACATAATCGCCAACTAGCAAACTGCCAACAGCGGCGCGCTCACCCTCAAACGGCTCATCAGTTGAGATAGAAACGGCAACAGCCTGATCGATTGCAGATTGCTTGCTTGGATGGCAACCAAGTATCTCGCCAGCCTCATCAACTACGGCCCAGCCAGCTTTACAACCCTCGCGGTCTTTAGCAATAAAATAAGGCATTTATACCGGGATCCTTAGATAACTAACCTGATGGCCGGCGGTGTCCGAAACCATCCACAAAGATTGGCCTGGAAAAATAAGGAAATCTTGCACGCTTGATTTGTCGATGCCAAAACCATTAGCGATAGTCACATTGCCATTGCCAATATAAAGAGTTTTAGTTGATTCTTCATTGTGAATAAAGATACGGATAGGCGAAACACCCAAACCATCAACCTGCACAGGTGTTACTCCAACAGTGATGCGCCCTGATTCGATTGGCATCGTCATTAGTAAACCGCCGTTGGATCTTCAGGGTCAATCATCGCCACCGGCTGCAGCTGAGTCGATGGAACGCCGGTGTGAGCAATCTCAGGCAAGTTGAGAGCAGACAGAGTTTCTTCAGGGCTGAAACCAACCTGGATAAGCATCTGCGCCATCTTTACGCGTTTTTCTTGCTCGATAACAGCGGTCTGTGCCAAGTCGATGTTGGCTAGTGGCACTCTAAACTGATCGCCATCAGCCACAGGCGTTAGATCTTCGAGGCGGCGCACATCGTTTACAGACATGAAACCAGCCTGAGTACCAATACTGTAAGAGGTCATGCGCGACTGCAAATCGCCACGCAACAGCGCATTGAAGTTGAACTTGATGAACGCCGATGGCGATGGTAGCAACTTGCTATAACTCCACTCAATTTTCTCGAGTATTGGCCTAAGCGTGTGACTTATGAACTGCAATCCATTCTGCTCGACAGACGCGAAACTGTTAGAGCCTGGCACATCCATCATGTGCAACGGAATGTTGAACGCGCGAGCAATTTCCTCAACCGCAAACCTGCGCGAATCCAAGAACTGAGCCTGGTCATTTGGCACGCTAGTCGGGTTGTATTTTGCGCCACCCGACAACACACCAGTTTTGTGAGCTTTACGCCAACCACGATGGCGCGAGTCAAAA